ATATCTCTATTGGGATAATGAGTAGCGATAATTTCATAAAGGTCATCGCTAATCATTTCACAACTCTTGTGATTTAATTCAAGTATACCGTTAGTGTATTGATTTACTAACCATCGTTTTACCTGAATAAATTCCAAGTCCCTATCGTTGTGAAATACTTGAATACCCACTTTAACGTGGAATATATGTCTGTGAGGCCAGCCTAAAAAGCTTACATCATATTCATCTCCTGTTTTTAACCTAGGATCATGTAAAGCTTGTGGATAACAATGAATACCTTCTTTCTGGAAAGTAACCCAAATCATACGCTTAGCTGTATTTTTAATCTTGACACGTTCTTCTGCCAAAGCCATATCTCTTTGTTCAATCATCTATCATCACCATAGTCAAGACGTTCATGTGTTTCTTCCCATTCTATTCTAATAAGTCTGGACAATTCTTTCTGGTATTCAGCTAAATCAATATAATGTTTTTTCAGTGTTTCTGGATTGTGATTCTCATCTTTCTTTAGTGATTCTATCAGCTTTGTAAGACGATTAATACTTTCTCGGACATTCTTCTGTTGATTTTTCATAATTAATTTTTACTCTGAGAATAAATCTTCATTAATAATGGGTTTTGTGTTTTTACGTTTTTCTTTCTTTTTTTCTTTCTTTTTTTCTTTCTTTTTTTGATGAGCTAATTCATTGTTAATGTTTTCTAACATTGGTGTTGATTCTTTACGTTTTGCTTTCTCTAGTTTTTTCTGATGATCTACTTCACCTTCAAAGTTCTTCTGCAAGCTAGTCATATTATTAACTGTTTTCTTACCCGAAAATCCTTGACTACCTGACTGCATTTGCATCCAAAATTTGTTATGTTTGTCAATCAAATCTAAACTTTTCTTTCTATCTTTCATAGAAAATATTTCATCTACTATACTACCAAAGTGATTATCTTCAAACTTATTCATAATCATTTTTGGTGTTACGCCTTGCTCGTATCTACGATTAGCTTCTTGAACAGCATAGATATGTTGATAAACATTATGGGCTTGAATTAGTGTATAGCTCAACGTATCCCAACTTGTTTTAGTTTCTTTACCATGTTGTCCTAAGAACCCTTTGCCTCTGTAGCACAAGTCTTTAATAAGCATTCTATCAGTTATAGGAGAGTTACTAAAGATTTTATGGATACCATCTTGGATCACGGCATCCTTAAATTTTCTATTGTCAGTTGCGTAGTTTTTGTTTTCAGCAGTTTTTTCCATTGAGTAAGACCATTTCTTGTCATGCTCAATAGTAGTATTAAAGTAAACCAAACCTTTTGCAGCAGCAAAGAATGGACTAGCACAGTCAAAAGTGATCTGTAAGTTTGGATTATGGTGTTTACGTACTGCTCGCTGTATATCAGTAAATAAAACTGCGTACTCTAAAATAGAAGTACCCAAACAGTGAATCAAGTCATGTTTACCCTGTTCTAGTAACCCGTCATGAATGATGTGTACAATACGCTTTAGCATCAAATGAATATCAATTTTATTCTGACCACCAAATGCCCATCCATTAAAGTGTGTATCTGGATAAATGTTTGGATCACAATACTTTTTCATTTCTTGATACCAATCATCACTTTGAGTATGAGTCAAACCTTGAAGTACATTCAGAAACTTACAATTACCATTTCTATTATTAATAAAGTATTCGTTGTTGATATGCGTAGCTGCAACAGCTTGTTCTATCGTAGAAATACCATGCTTGTCTAACAAATGCTTGTTTCTAAGAGTTTGGGTAGGAACGTCAAGACACATACCATAATCCATGTACAGGTCCATCCATTTTAGAACTAATTGTCTTTGCTTCATTGCTTTAGGACAATTAGGATCTTTCCAATCAGCGGCCCATTGTCCTTTCATAATTTGAAATCCACCAGAGTCACCAAGCATGAAAGTTCCCTTTTCACGCTTGCGAATGATAGATTCACTCGGGTCATCTTTAAGAGTATCTAAGTTAGCATGACCTGCTGAATACAAGCCCCATTTATAATTGTATAAGCCTTGTGTAGAATTCAAAAAGTTTAGTGACTCAACATCGCCATTAAACCCTTGAGGAATCCTAGCTTGGTCGAAATATTCTTCACCTTCTCGCTGCTTACCCAATCCTGAAATAAAGAAAGAGCTAACAGCGGGTAAGAATAATGCCCATTCGTTATTGTGTGCGTTTGTAAGACTAATTTGTTCCATTATGATCTCTGATAAGTATTTCTACTATTTTTATCTTTTCGTCTATATCTGCTTTTTGTTTGAGCAGATCGGCGATAGCAGGATTGTCTTTTAGTTTTTCTATTTGGATTTCTTCATCCCGCTTTTTTCTAGCCCAGTCCAGTAACTCTAAAGTGTGGTAGTCTAAACTCATAGTAACAGTATTTGACATTTGAATCCAAGTGACTCCATCATACACTTCCATGTTGTTACCATTATATCGTACCATTCCCGCACTAGGAGATGACATATTAATATAAGTTGGTGACCCAGTTGATACCTGTAATCCGGGCCCCACTATAATATTTTTAATCATTTTGCGTGAGCAGGAAGAATGTATGTATAAGTAGCCAATCCTGAATCTACTGTGATTTCAGTTGCACCCTGATCAGAAATTTTAACTGTTTTATCACCGGGCAAATCCATAATAGACAAAAATACTTTTACGGGCCAGTCCCATGATTTACTCAGCGTACCTGTAACATCAGTCTGAAATACAAAATTACCTGAGTGTGTAGAAGGATCACCAAAGAATACTTTTAAGTTACCCTTTTCAGTTTTAGTAGAAAAAGTAGTTTCTTCGCTATTTGCCGATGCTTGCTTTTTCAATCTAAGAATACTAGCAGCAGTGGGTTCAAATTCTACATTCCAAGAAGCACCCTTGAAAGTAACAGTTTTTACTTTATTTTCTACGATTTCTTTGGTCATCAATCTGTAGTCGTTAATAAAGTCTTTGTTCTTAGTTTCAAAGTGAATTGTAGTTGGAATATCATTGCCATCTTTGATTTCTCTAATCACTGAGATATTAGCGGTAGCATCATATTCATCACTGAATCCCAATATTGTTTTAAGTTTGCCTAAGTTGGGCATACCAAACACACCAATTACATCTGCAACCGGAGTTTTATATGTGCCTGAAATAATAACTGAACGGTCTTCAGCGATTGCTTCTACTTTTGTAAGTGCGTCAGTTCCAGTAATCTTAACTAGCTCTACAATTCCCAAGCCGTGTGTGTTTTGAATTAAATCTTGTAAAAAATCTTTCATGTTGTTTCCTCTTGTGTGAAATATTTAGGTTTTCTAAGTATGTATAATATATGGTTTTATTGCGGTTGTCAACTGTTCATTCAACCAAATACAAATAAATCATCAAAGTTAGTAGATGTATCTGTGTTGCTTTTTAGATCCCAGTCAAGAACACCTAATAAGTTTTCTATCTTTTTGTCAACTAATGTGCTTTCCATAGTAGCATCATCAAATGGAAGCTGTTTAAACCATTCTGGTAATCTAAGTTCATCTGTTGGATAAGCAATAGAAGTTAACCCTAATGGATTAGATTTAAGCTTACACACAACTACTTTCATACCATCTAAAATAGTCATTGAGTAATTGTCGCTATGTGTCTTTTTCAAATAGTTCCAGTTAATAGCTGCGCGAACATGCCCAGGCATAGTTACTTTGCCTGTTTTGCTTCTAGCTTCTAGTTCACCATAGTATGTAAGTTTGTTTACTGATTTAGGAGAACCCTTAGTCCAACTTTCTTTATCGCTTAATTCTCGTTTAAACTCTTTAATTAGTTCTATGATATCTTCTCTAGTTCGGTTACCTAGAGTCATTACCAATATATCCATTAAGAATTTTTGAATGTATTTGGGAGTATCTGACCTTCTTAGATCAAGTCCCATAGCTTTGATATCACCTGTCTTTCCATTAATATCTTTACGCTTGCCTTCTTTGTCATAAACATTGATAGCATAACGCTTTTTCTTAATAAACAAGCCAGTATCACCTACAATTTCTCTACCACCTTTTATGATAGCGCCTTTGTTTCTTGGACAATGAAACGACTGTTCCATAAATCTAGGGAAACTTTCATTTACTTGATCAGAGATATTATCATAAACTTGAATAGCAGTTTCTTTCGTCCACTCCATTTTTCCAGATTCTACATCATTTTTAATGATAGGCCAAGCAGAAAAATATCCCGAATCGGTATCAGAGTATATCATAGAAGAACCTTCATGATTGTAAACACCTGTTATTATCTCATTTATCTGAGAGTTCATGTGTTTAACGATTTGTCTACCAGTTAAAGTAACTGATTGACCTAATCTTTTATCATAAAACCTACAATGATTATTAAGCAAAGCACCATACAAACTGTTAAGCAAAATCTTTCTTACTAACTGTCTTTTATCCCAGTACTCTTTGTCGGCTTCAGTAGTAGCTTCTTTAAGTTTTTTCTGTAGGTCTTTACGTTCTGAATACCAACGTGATAATAGTCCGGGAATCACACCCTCAGTATCATATCTAAATATAGTACCATTTGCTGACAAAATATATGGATTGTGAGAATCAAAAATCATTTTCCATATCTCAGCCGCTGACATTTCTTGCGATCTACCATCTTCAAAGTCAACTGTTAGTATAGTACCTTTTTCTTGATTCATAACAGAAGTGTATTCTAATGAGCCAAACAATCCTTCCCATAAAAGAGAACTCATGTCCAAGTCATCATCTTCATCATAGTTACGTTTTTCTTTAGCTAATTTAGTAGCTCTTTCTAAAAGATATTGTTCAGTTTTTGTTTGCCTAACTTGACCAACGATAGTTTCTGGCGCCATATTCAAAGCACGAATAGTTGATGGGTATAGAGAATTAATATCTATAGCACCGATCCATTCATGTAAACCTTGTTTAGGATTAGCAACATAAGCACCAGCCGCTGCCATTTCGTCAGCACTACTACGCTTTTTGTCAGGAACAATCATACCACGAGCGTGAGATTCATTAAGAATAGCCATTTCAATCATAGCTACTGACCCCATGACTGTTGGAAGTAACACAGTATTTTCATGTGCTAGCTGATTAGCTAGCTCCAAGAATTTAAGCTTGTTGTGAATTTTTACCACAAGCATAGTATCTTGACGGTTATATCTTATAAACTCTTTAAAGTCTTTATTATATAACTGATCTAGTGTTCCTTCATATGGTGTTTTTGTTTCACCTACTTCAAGTTCACCAATCGCATCAAGTGAATAACTGTGTCTAGACTCGTAATTATATTTCTTATACAACTGAAGATAGTCCATATGAATTCTACCCACTAAGTCATATGTTTGTTCTTCTTTGCCATAGCGTTCGTAAGTTCTTACTTTGGGCAGTTGATTAAGCAAACAAAACTTTCTAGTATCATCTTTACTCATGATTCTAGTAACGCGATTTACTAAGTATGGAATATCAAAGCCCTCTGAATTCCAACCAGTTAATACGTCTGCGTCTTCAATTAACGCAAAAAAGGTTTCAAACATTTCTATTTCGCTGCGAAACAAGAATGTGTTTGGGAACTCGCTTACTAGTTCTTGGGCGGTTTCATCTGACAAGTGCTTGGGCGGGATTGCCAAGCATATTAACTGATCTAACCAATCTAGATATAAAGCAATAGCAGTGACTGGACTAAACGGATCATCGGGTCTAGCCCAACCTTTATCTGACCAGTCAACTTCAATATCAAAAAAGATTGTGTGTAACTTAGGCGCGTCTACGCCCAAATAATTATCTGCCAAACATCTAAAAACAGTGTTTACATCGCTTTCAAATAATTTCTTACCAGAATGTATACGCTTTTCTTTTTCAAACTCTGACTTTTTTCTAGTTGAAAATCTACTGATAGGATCGTTATAGATAGAACGATACTTACCCTTAGGATCGCTGTAATAAAAAACATAGTTAGTAGCATGTTCTTTGTATTCTCTATTACCCTCAGGGGTACGCTCGACTACATGAATGCGGTCGTTCTTACTATCTTGTATAGCGTCAACATATGACATTCTTTTACCTCATTTAAAAGATGATTATATAAGTTGGGCGTGGCCAATAGTCACAGATTGCGACCGACTGTTTCCAAAATAGTGTTAAGTTCGTCATGATCTTCATTAGTTTGAGTCAGTGTTGACTTGTATGCTGTCTTAATAGCACGTTTCAGTACTGACGGTTTAATTTCCATTTCTTCTGCAATTGCTTTTACGGTATCATTCAATCCACCGGTTAGTGTTTCAATCTCGTTAAGAGTTGACAAGCCCTGATTGATTAGCTGTGTTAGTTTTACTTTTTCGTCTTGGTTAAATACTCTGCCTGCTGACATATTAATCTCCTGTGTTGTGATATGTACTTAGTGCTTGGTTTTTATTACCGTAATAATTATACAGTAGAAATAAACTATTCATTTCAATATGATAGTTTAAAAGTGATGTTATTTCAATTGTTTTGGTGTTATTCGAAAATGTGCTGGTTATCTGCGCCGTAAATCTTAATCATTTTTCCAGCCATCATATCTGCCATTGCTTCAATAGGGGAACCTGGATAACTTGAGTTGGGTTTGATCATATCAAGTTCATGCTGCCTTACGTGTACGAGTTCGTGGAAGGTGGTACGAAGTATGTCTACTAAGTTTCTGTTTTTAGCGTAAATCCAAATTTTACCACTGCCAGGAACATGACCACCAGTATGATGATTGCCTTGTGCTTC